GTCGTGCAGAGCAGCGGCGTAAGCACTGTGGGTAAGGAGCCGTGAGCGTTACGCCTCCCAAACCACAAGACGTGCTCACAGCTGCCGCCGCCCGCTTGTCGAGGGCCGCGCCAAACTCGTGGGACGATTTTGTTGCCGCTTTCGAGCTCTACGCAGCCGTACATCGTAACGCCTGTGTACAAGCGCCGGCGGATAAGATATTCGTCCAGCAGGGGAAGGCACAAAATTGCGCCGAGCTCTCTGCCTTGTTTTCCAATGCAATCAAAACGGCCAACGAGCAGGCGGCCAAGAAGTAGGAGACATCGACTATGGGTACGAACAACCCGAACCTTCCGACCAACTGCCGCTGTGACGAGGAGGCTATTCAGTACCTCGCGTCCATGGTGCAGGCTCTCAAGACGAACACGTACATCACCAAGACCGGTGCCGGCCCGTTCACGCTGACGGGTACGGAAATGGTTGGCGGCACTATTGAGTTCAGCGGCAGCACTACCGCCGTTGTTGTCAATACGGATACCGCCGCGAACATTCAGGCAGCTATGACTGCGATCGACCCTAACGCTGGTGTCGGCTCGACAGCCAATATGACGCTCATGAACGACAACACCAGCTCCGGCGCGATTACTGTCACCGCCGGCGCCAACGTTACCATCGTCGGCGTTGCCACGATTGCGATCGGCGTGTATCGCCGCTACTCGATCAAGTGGACCGCGGCTACCACTGTGTCGGTCACTCTGATCGGCTGATACTTTCTACCCGAGAGCCTACTCCGGGGCCGTGGCCCCGGGGATTTTTTAACCGGTGGCCTAACACCCACCCGTAGATGTCCGCACCGCGAGGCGCCGTGCCGACAAGGAGATTACCTTTATGAATACCGTCACGAGAGCATCTGACCTTCGACCGAATACCAAGCCTATAGACCCCGATGTGAAAGTCCCGGCCGCCGTGCAGCGCGCCGCAGCAGCGGCAGCGGCAGCTCAGGCAGCTGCTTACCCCGAGAACCAGCCGCCCGTAACCCCACCGGCGCCGACCGATACTATTACCATTACAGAGCAACCGCCTGCGCCGCCTGTAGCCCCGCCTACTCCTACACCGCCTGTTACCCCTCCGGGTAATGAGCCTGTTCCCGTGGATACGTTGGAGCACAAGCTTAGGTCCTCAGAGGGCCGTCGTGTGAAGCTCGAGCAGCTGCTTGCACAGGCACATGATCGCATCACCGCGCTCGAGGGCATCATTGCTGATCAACAGCACGCTCCACCTGCACCGGTGCCTTCTGCTTCGCCTGCGCCAGTGGCAGCTAGGCTGATTACACCGCAGGAGGAGAGCGAGTTCGGTAACGAGATGCTTGACGTCATGGGGCGCCGGGCACGGGAGATCGTGTCGCCCGAGCTCGAAGAGCTGCGTAATACCGTGCGTACTTTGGAGAGCAAGCTCACTGGTACGGTTACCGAGGTGAAGCGTAACGCACGACAGGACATGCTTTCTGCACTCGATGCGAGCATGCCGGAGTGGCGGCAAGTCAACGATATGCCAGAATTTAAAACGTGGCTGGCCTTGCTCGATCCATATTTTGGTGTTAAGCGTCACAACGCGTTACTTTCAGCATTCGAGAAGAACGACACTCCCCGCGTGCTGAACTTCTTCCGAGGCTTCGTTTCTGAATTGGCTGCTGCGGCCCCCGACGAGACCCTACCTGCTCCGATACCGCCCGCTGCTCCGCAGCCGGCCAAACCCGGACTGGAGAGCTTGGCGGCCCCGGGCAGAGCCAGAACACCGGCGCAAACCAACGCCCCGGCGGAGAAGCAGATCATCACCACGGCCGATATCAATGCTTTCTACGCTGCGAAAGCGCGTGGAGAGTATAACGGGCGCGCAGCGGAGTTTCATGCTCTTGAGCAGGAGCTCTTCAAAGCGCAGCGTGAAGGCCGCGTCAGGGCTTCCTAGATATCTGGGCGGCTCGTCTTCTTCAGCAAAGGGTGAAGCGCAATGGCGTTTCCAGTCGCAACGGGGGCAACTACCCCTCCGATCTACCCGGCGGGCTCCGCCGGTAACGGCCTCTCCGGTACCGGTTACATCCCGGAAATCTGGAGCGGCAAGCTCATTGAGAAGTTCTACGCTAGCACTGTGCTGGCGGCGATTTCCAACACCGACTACGAAGGCGAGATCAAGGCGCATGGCGACAAGGTGCACATCCGCACCAAGCCGACCATTACCATCCGCACCTATCTGGCGGATGCGGCGCTGGAGCTCGAGCGTCCGCAGGGCAATCAGGTCATTCTGAACATCGATCAGGGGCAGTATTTCAATACGATCCTTGACGACGTGATGAAGGTCCAGAGCGATATCAACCTGATGTCGATGTGGTCGGACGACGCCGCCGAGCAGATGAAGATCGTGATCGACCGGGCCGTGTTGCTCGGCCTCAAGGATCAGGCGGTGGCGGCAAACCGCGGCTTGACTGCAGGGGCGATCACCGCTGCGATCAATCTCGGTGTGACCGGTACGCCTCTCGCACTTGTGGCGGCTTCGCCTACCGTGGGTCAGGTCGACATTCTGGATTGTATGATGCGTCTTGGTCAGGCCCTTGACGAGCAGAACATCCCGGAGACCGGCCGATGGATCGTGATGCCGACGTGGGCTGCGGTTCTGGTCAAGCGTTCGGAGCTGCGGCAGGCTTATCTGTCCGGTGACAGCGTCTCGATGTTGCGCAACGGCCGGATCGGCATGGTGGATCGGTTCACGCTCTACACTTCGAACCTACTACCGTTCGGCACCGCAGCGAGCCTTGCGGCCGGCGAGTTCATCATCTACGCGGGCCACGCCCACGGGTTGACGTTCGCGTCGCAGATGACCCAGATGGAGACGCTGCGCTCTGAGCTGACCTTCGGTCAGGTCATGCGCGGGCTTCAGGTCTACGGCTACAAGGTGCTCGACGGCACCGCGATCGCGCAGGCCATCGTTACCAAGGTCTAAGACGAGGGGCCGGGTAACACCGGCCCCTCACACTCTATGACTTGAGGGCGCCATGGCTATTTCTGTTATACCTCCTGCGATCCCTGTATCTTCGTATATCTCTATCGCCCGTACGCTGCTGCAGGATACGGTGGATAGTCCTTATAGATATTCCGACAGCGATCTTGTTGTAGCTCTAAATGTTGGGCTGGGCGAAATATGGAGGCTGCGTCGCGACCTATTTCTTGGGCGATCGTTCGCCCCTAAGTTTGACGGAGCGGATAACACCACTGATATTGTCCCCTTGGACGAAGGGTACAGAATGGCGCTGGTGTACTACATTGTGGGCTTTATCCAGTTGCGGGACGACGAAGAGGTGCAAGACCAACGTGCAGCTGCGTTTTTGAGTTTGTTCAACGCTAAACTAGGAACGGTGTCCTGATGACGGTCGGCCTAGATGTTCAGCGCCTCATGAACAACGCGCGCATCCGACTGCCCGGGGCGACTGATGACGCGATCCAATATGCGTTGTTCACCGTGATGGATGATTTTTTCAAGGGTTCTAATACGTGGCAGGAAGATGTAGATGTGTTCGTTCCCGGGGGCGATCCCGCAGGGACGGTGTACCAGCTAGTTACCGAGACCTCGTCGACGATTGATAAGCTGATGTGGGTGTTTCAAAAATCCACTAGCCCTAACTTTATGCGAGGCCCGTCTATTTCGGCGTCTATGTCTACACCCGGAGAGCTGGTCCTAACGACACAGCCTAGTTCGGATATTACGTATACTGCTACGCTTTCGCTAACGGTGCAGGACCCTACTACGCGAGATGGGTATGTGCAGTTTCCCGCATGGGTGCTTGCCAAGTATCGCAACGTTATTCTTGATGGGCTGGTAGGCAGCATGATGAGCCAGCCATCCAAGCCGTTTTCGAACACTACGCTGTCTGTGTTTCACATGCGTAAATTCAATAGCAAGGTTGCCGCGGCACGCGTAGAGATGATGCGCAACAATACGTTCCGTCAACAGGCATGGCGCTTTCCAAGTTTCAGCAGTGGGTCGCAACGCGGCAACAGCGGCTGGGGTGGACCGGTCTAAGGAGATAGTAT